ACAGCACCTCTTTCAATTTCTACAAGAGTCCAAGTACCAATACCAACTACAGGACCAATTTTATTAGTACCAAATCCAACAGTTCTTACAACAGAATACTCATCCCCAATTTTAAGGAAATCTCCAGACTGAATAGAAGAAATACCACTTAATACAAATGCAGTTACAAATCCTGCAACAGGTTCTTCTAATGTATAATTAATTGCGGTATATGATAATGGTTTTTGTACAAGACCACTAATAGACATTAAAGATTTAGAATCTCTTTTTCTCATAGAGAATCTATGCTTATTACCAGTACCAGTATCTTCAAGGAAAGTTACTCCAGCACCACTTATAGCATCATTTTCTGTTAATGCGATTCTATATTGTTGATTGTTATCCTTAATTGTATAAACAGTTTCAGGAAGATATCCAGTTACACCAGCACCAGTACTATAGATAAGTGCAGATCCACCTATTCCAATAAGGTTAGAATCTGGTTTATATGTCAATTGCTCATAATTAGAGAAGAAATGTTGCTGACTAAAAACACCACTACTATAAGTTAATGCAGATGGATCTGCAATATTCGTTTCACGAGCATAAATTGGCACTCCTTTATATGTTAAATCAAATGACTTAACATTTCTATTATTAATACCCAAATATACCATCTGGTTAATATTTTCATATGCTTGTCCATAATTAAGTCCACCAATACCCTCGATAGTACCATTAGGATCTAAATCCTTGTATAATACTTCATTATAAGCAGTAATGCTCACAATACCAGAAACTGATGGATGGAATTCTAATCCATAAGTACCATCAGATCTATAAGTAGTTCCAAATGTACCTATTCCTGATGTAGTTCCAATTGAAGCAAGTGGAGTTTCATTAATAAAGCTTTGACTCTTTTCAGGATCAGATAATACATAAATCTGATGTATAGATTGTGTTGCACCAATAGCAATATGAATTGTAGACTTAACAGTTAAATCTGTAAGACTTGTTATACCAACAATTGTTGAAATACCAGAAGTATTTTGTTTTGTAGCTGATAATCTTCCAGATCTTTCAGTGCCATCTGGAGTAAATGGAATTTTAAACCTATAAGGAGTTGCACCTATAGTAGTTGGATCAAATACAATAGACTTATACTTAATATCTACTTGATTCTGTCTATTATTCTCAAAATTAAACTTAAGTAAACCAGAAGAACTGTCTATTTCAGAAGTAACAGTACCAATAAAGTTTGGAGCAGATAATCCACTTAAATTCTGTTTTGAGTTAAATGATGCTAATTCTGTCAAATAAGTATCAGTTCCATCATGCATAACAGCATATTCTAAATAATCAACTTGTTTTGCACCAGATCTGTCTATAGCTAATATTTGAACAAGTGCTGCTTGACTTTCAGTAATTCCTATTCCAAAAATATTTCCTGTAGTTGAACTTACTGTACTTGCTGCAGATATTTGAGATACACCACCTTCTAACCTAACATTACCTAATGCTGTACTTCCAGAACCTATAGAATCAGCAAAGTAACCTTGCATAGACTTAATTTCATAATCTGTGTCAAATGGTTCATTAGGACGGAAAACTAATTGAGTTTCTGATTTAAAATTAGAATATTGAGTATCAAATGAAGCATATCCAGTAGAAAGACCAATTTGGTCATAATTCTTGATTTCATTCTTCTGAAGAAGATATGTATCTGTATCAACTGTTACTGAAATCAATTCATTTAATTGATAATGATTTTTAGCAGGATCCTCTGCATGATGAACAATTTGTGTTAAGAATCTTTGGAAATACCTTCCTGCAGGATAAGTAGCAACAATTCTATAATCAGTTAAATCATTAGACTCATTAGACACAAATTTATCACTAATATCATCAATATTCAAAACTCTATTAGTTTTGTTTAAAATAAAGTCAGAAAGTCTAGTGTTTCTTAATTCTACAAATTTAGAGATAACTCCTTGTGCTTGGAAATCTCTTGCCATATCGAATGGATATATTGAGTCAACTCTAAGAGGATCTCCAATAAAATCAAGAACTAATCCACCAGCATCTTCTGCTGGAATATTTGTTTCACCAGGATTACCCAATGCCATAACTTCAGTATTGGCAAAATTCTTAAGTCCTGATGGATGAACTATATCATTGACATAAGTAATCAGATCTTCATAAGTCTTAGGACTTTCGATAGCATAAGAAAGATTTTGATAATAATCATTATCAGGTAATACTTGATTATTATCATTAATAATTCCAACATTATCTCTCCACCCAACTAAAGTTTTAAGTGAAGATGCTATATCAAAACTACCCTCAAATTCTTTAATACCAATAACTCTACAAGTAGATCCACTTAATTTACCAACTAAAATATCATTAACTAAAAGTGGTTCAGCTCCACTAACAATCATCTTAGCAGCATTAGAATCAATAAAATCTAAAGCAATATCTGCTATAGGATTATCATTTCTCTTAAATGGTTCATTTTCAATAAATTTAGAAGCACCTTTAATAACTTCAAACTGAGCAACATAATCAGCATTAGTTAATTGACCAAATCCATAAGCAACAGTTGCTCCAGTACCAGGATTTGTGGATATTCCATTTAAGTTAAATGTAACTTCTCTTGGGTTGGTAGCATTATTATAATCAGAAACTTCAAATGGGATAAACTTATAATCACCAGAATTGTATCCATCACCACTTCCAGCATCATAACCAATGCCTTCCACTAACATTTGATCACCAATTGCTATTGGTTCAATAACATATCCTAAAACTGGAGTAGTAATAGTACAAGTTAAAATTCCAGCAGCAGCTTGGACATTAAGAACACTAAGACCATTACTATTTCTAACTGGAGCAATTCCATAATCATTATTGGATAATCCACTAGGAGGAACCGCAATAGTTGCACTAGTAACAGCAGAGTCACTTAATTCACATGTTATAAGTCCACTATCGATAATATCACCAGTAGCTTTATCAAATAAAACTAATGCAGGAGCAGTAATATAGAATTTACCACCATAAACAACATTAACCTTTTCAATAGTAGAAAAACTGTCTATATTAATAACTCTTGGAACAAAAGCATCAGGTTTTAATGTATTATCTGATGGATAACCATAAACATCTTCTGGAGCTGTCATTGTCTCCAATTTGTTAATTGCATTAGATTCTGCAATTACTGTTGCATTTATTCCACGATCTCCAATACTAGAAATACCAGGAAGTCTTGAATAATTTAATCCAGGACTTCCTATTCTAGTTGAAGCAATTCCACCAGTTGCATTAATTGATTTGGTAGTATATGTAATATCAGCAATAGATGAATTATAACTAAACAATTCTGGTTTATATTTCAAATTAACATTAAAAGTGGTATCTCCAATACTAGTAATTGAATATGATCCAGTATAAGAACTATCAACATATTTAATTTGAGATCCATTAAAGACTGTAGCATCTGCTGTAGATATTCCAGATCCAGTAAATAAACTATAGAATATTATTTTAGGTGCAGTTTCAGAGTATTTTACTTTAATAGTTGGATGATTTGCATCTACTGTTGATCCAACACCAACCACTGCTGATGTAGAAACCCCAATTATTTCAAATCCAAGACTTGTACCTGAACCAACAAATTCATTAAAGTAATTATTATCATAATAGAATTTTAGATTATTATCTACCAAACTAGGATCACTCATATCAAATACAATATCATTATTCTTAAATGGTCTTAATTGAGGGTTAATAGGATTAATAGACCAACTACCAATACCAACACTAGTAATATCAACAACATTTGGACTTCCTTGAGTCTCTTTTAAAGTATTAGCAATCTGGAAAGTGTTTTCGTCAATGACAACAACATAATATTCTCTTTGAGTTATTCCACCAGGAAGATTAGATCCATAATATAGAATTTTATCACCACTAATTAAATTATGCTTATATCTTGTAATTCTATTAGTTTCAGTGTTTATTCCTGATGGTTCAACAACAAATGGATTAATAATTAAATTATCATCAATAATTTTAACTGTTGCAAAGGTTGTTGTACCAATACCAGTTGATAAACCTGGTTTAACAATTAAATTAATAGTATCATTATCTTTTAACTCATGATTTGATGCAGTTTGAATTGTAGTTGTAATTTTTTGTACAGATCCTGTAACTTGATTATTTGGACTATGAGTTAGTAAATAATCATAAGCATCTGTACCACCATTAATAAAATATACACCATTAGAAGTTTTGGTTGTTTTTACACCAATACTATCTTCAGTTTTCCTTATAGCATAAACAGTAGATGGTAAATTAAAAGTATTACCAATTCCATCTGTTTTTATACCTAAATTAACTCCACCAGCAGGAACAGTTAAACTTAAAGAATCATTAGTTTTTAAACCATGATTTTCTAAGTAAATAGTCTGAGTTTTAATAGATCTAGATGTAGTAACACCAAGATATTGATAATCCCTAGTTATTGTTTGTCCAACAGTAGTACCAAATCCAACAGTTTCTGTAGGATTAAAATAAATCTTTTGATTTGGTTTAGATTCAAATTTATCAGTAATTATTGGAATTTCTATTTCATCTGCAAAGAATGATACTCCCAACCCAATTACACTTGTAGTTCCTATTCCAACTGATCTACGAATTCTTAATACTCCGTCATCGGGGAAAATATTAAGAATTTTAGCCGTTTCTGTTCCTATACCAACAGTTGTTCCTATTCCCACTGTAGAACCAACTGATGCATAAGACAATGGAGTCATTGTAGAGAATCCAATTGTAGCACCAGCAGAAACTGAAGGTGGTATATATTGAACTCTAATATCAGTAACAACACCAATAAATTCATCATCTAATAATTTAGTGGAAATATTTGCAGTACTGATTATATGAGAGTCTGCTAATTTAGCAACACTAGTAGATAAACCAGCAACTTGTACAAAATCCTTTAAATTTAGTCCGTGCGTAGGATCAAAATGACCAACTACAGACTCACCTTTCCATTCAAATACTACATTTTCATATAATTTTAATGTCGTATCAAGTTTATTAACATCTTTACCTGTTAAAAGGTTTACTTGAGCACTTACTCCACTTCCTCCAGTACCATCATTATTAAATGATATATTTGCATTAGTTGTATAACCTGTTCCAACAGAAGTTATATTTAATCTTTCTACTCCTCCAATACCAATTACATCTGGTAATGCAACATTAGGAATTTTCTTGTATGGTTGATATACAAAATCATAAACAACACCATCACCAAACATTTGATAAGGGAAGGTATTTCGCACTAATTTTGAACTTTCAAAATCAAATGCTTGTTGTTTAATTTTTTCACCAGCTACAGTATTAACTTTTAACGGAAATCCTCTATAAGTATCACCGATATAATAAGGGAATATTGGAGACTCGTTTTGATCTACAGTAGCAAAATATGCATAGATACCTTCTTCAAATTCAGGTGTTTTGCAAAATCTACCATTATGTTCATCTAAATCACCATTGGAATCATAATAATAATCCTCAACAAAGAATCCTGATTCATAATCTGAAATAGATGGTCTATTTTCAATTCTAGTTGGATCAAGTTTGTAAGAAGATAATATTCTTCTAGAACCTGATTGAATATCATCAGGATCACTAAATCCATATGGTCCATATATTGGATTTCCATCATATGCCCATCCAATAATAGGAGAATGTCCATTACCATCATCACCAAGATAATCTTTAACAGTTGCTCCATAAGCAACAGATTCAACTGCTAAACCACCTTCAACTGGTGTTAAATAATCTCCATTTACTGTACCACTAGTACTATACTTATTAGCAATTAATGTTCTTACTCTAGTAGAAAAAGTTGCAGCATCTCCTGGTGCTTTAACTTTAACAACTGTTGTAGTTGCTGCATACCCAACTCCTTGAGATAATACAATAACATTAGATATTCCACCATTAGTATTCATAACAGCACGAAGTTTAGCACCAAAAGCACTACCAACACCAGTTACTGTTATATCTGGAGGTCCATCATAATTTGATCCTGAACTTTGAACAAAAGCATCAATAATTCTTCCATTAACAATGGTTATTCCGATTTGACCAAAATTACCATAATTAAGATCAACAGAAGGTGATTTTTCAAAATTTATAATATTAGATCCATAATCCTGTCCTTTATCATATAAAACAGCATCTATAATTTCACCACGAACAATAGGATTAGCATCCAAATTTACAGTAGAATCAGCGTCAGTAATAACATTAACATCAATAGTTACTGGTGGATAAGAGAAATTCTGATACCCAACTCCATGAGAAGTTAATCTTACATATTCTTTATTAACAAAATTTGTTTTATCTGGAATTCTTGTTGTAGCAATACCAGAATAACAAAGTCTAAATTTATCATTATCAAGAGTTACTATTTGATATTGATTATTAGTTGATAATCCAGTAATAGATGTTGCTCCAGGAGTAGTTGATATACCGTAATGAACTACTTCACCATCAACAAATCCGTGATTGGGAAATTCTATAAAATCTTTAAAAGTGCTAATTCCAGTAGGTTCTATAGAAACTCTCTTATTAGTATATCCAGAACCACCATCTAAAATAGTAACTCTAGAAATACGCCTCTTTGTATTATAATCTCTAAACTGGTGAATACCAGTATTTAATAATGCTGCTGTTGTACCAAATCCAACAGTATTAACACCAGTAACAGAATCAGATTTTGATCTATAAAGTTTAAATATAGTAGCACTACTTACTCCAACATAATAAGATTGCCCTTCAACTAAACAAGTATCAATACCAACTGCTGCTTGTGTGTGTATACCAATAACATTGTTATTATTAGATTGATAAATTACTCTATCCCCATCTTTATAATAATGGGGTTTAGACATTATAAAACGACCATTATTAGGATCAGCATGTTCAATATTACCTCCATCATAAAAAGATTTTCCATTAAATGTAAATTGCCTATAAGCTAACTCTGTTACTGCTTGTGCTTTTGCTCCACTACCATTTCCACCATGAATGTCTATAGAAACAACTTTTTTAACTTCAAAATCAACTGGATCAATTAAAACATCTGTAACAGTACCACCAACAGATAATCTACCATGAGCAGTATTAATTCCAGAAGAACTATTCTCAATAGTTATTTTTGGTGGATTAAGTACATCATATCCAGTACCAGAATTAACAATATCAAGTGATTTTAAAGGTCCATAGTAAATATATTTGTCAGACTTATAATTAGTAATTTCTACACCATTTACCAACATTCCTGTATTACCATCCAAGGTTCTTTCGGAAGTTGTTTTTTGCTGTGAACCTTTAGTTAAATCTTGGGCAAGAATAAACCTTTTAAGAGTTCTACCTGGGAAAATTGATTTTCTTGCTTGTTCAACTCTAACAAAATCATGAATACCAGTAGTTTGCTCTGGAGGAGCAAATTTTAACGCAATTCCAGATGGAATAAACGATCTGGATGGATATAATCTAATTTTATTCTTTTGTGATAATACTTCTACAAAATAAGAATTTTTGTCTAAACCACCAATAGTAATAGTGCTACCTACTGGAACATAAGCAACTTCTTCACCAGTTCTAAAAGGTACATCTGATGAAAATGAAATTGTATCATATTTGTTGCTTAAACTATCATATCCACCCCAAGATCCACCAGAAACAGAAGGATTGGTCAAAACAGCATGAATTTTATCACTATCAATAGGATATGAAGGAATAGAGTTAGAAGCTACAAAACCTTCATTTTTATTGCTCTCAGAATGCTTCTTATCAACAATATAGGTGTTAGCAACATCACCTAAAAGTTGATTTTGTCCACCCACAATAGGAACAATTGTACTAGTTGCTTTTTCTTGAATTCTTCTTATATCATACTCATATCCAGGAGTAGTTGTAAAAACTCCCTGTATACTTATTGAATTATTAGTAGTATTAACATAAGTAACAATTAATGAAGATGCAACAACTGTTTCTGTATTTCTTATCAGTAATTGGATTTTATCTCCTACCCTTAAACTAGCTTTATCAATTTTACCCTTTAAAGTAAATGTAGAACCAGTTAAATCATCAATTAAGTACCTTGCACTAGTGTTATATACCCAAGAATTAAAGAAAATTTGCTCATAACTCTTAAGAGTTAATGGATTGGTAATAAACCTTCCAAGGTTCTTAACATTTACCCTTGAAGCAGGATTCAATCCATATAAATCCTCAAGAGCATCAAAATTACTTAAAACACCAGTTACTTTCATAATAACTGGTTTTAATTCATCATTATTTTCATAACCATAAACAAAAGTTGGTGTATAGATGTTTTTAGTGGATACAATATCCTTTGTAGTTGTCGTTACACCAATAAACTGGTTTACAGTCTTTTCAGTGTAATTTAATTTCATATAATCACTATCAGTAGATACGCCAACCTCAATAGTACCAGTTTGACCAAATCCAATAGTAGAATCAACAGTTATTACAGTTGCTCCAAGTCCTATCTGACCAATTGCCTGAGTAGACCCAGGAACAACAAATGTGCCGTCAATTAAATCCCTATCATCATATCCAATAAACACAGATAATCGATAAAAATTATCTCTAATCTGTACAACCTCAGAAATAGGTCCACTAGCAGCATTTACTAACGGATTGCCTTCTTCATTGTCTTGAAATAGTGTTTGTCCAATAAGTTTGTTAGGATCACCAGAAACTAATTGTACAGCAAATGATTGTCGTCTTAAATAATTGGCATATGACGGTTTAAGGAGGTATTTTTCAAGATCATTGATTTTTGGATCTAATCCAAATAATGCTTTAAATAAAATCTTGAAAGATTCGTTAGTACCCTTAGATTCATATAAACTTCTTGCTTCTTTTATAAAATTATTAACATCTAAAGTAGGACTTAAATTAACACCTTCTAAACCAGGTGTATATTGAGCTTTTAAATTATCATAGAATTCATGAAGGAATAATGCACTTAAATTCTGTACTGCAGATCCAAAATCGTGACTAGAAGCACTGGTTTGAGTCCATGTAAGATTTTGTGCGTTATGAAGAGCATGATATGTTTCAATTCCACAAAAACCCCTTACACAACCAGTAAAACTATTAGTAGTTACTCCTGTATAAGTAACAATTTCATCACCAATCTTTAAAAGACCCCATTCTTGTGGAAATCCTTTAGTAGTACCATTAACTATAATTTCATCATCAGTAATACTGATACTAGAAGCAATTGATACTGATCCAGATATAACATCCTTAGTTAAATTATCAACTTTAATATATTTGTCAATATTTTCTGCAATATCAACGGGACCACCTTGATATTCTTGAGAAACATAATATTGCGTCAGAAAATCTTCCAGAAGTGGATTTTCAGCAAGAGCAAACTCTGGTGCTTGATTTCCAACAACCTGATATGTCTTAACTCTGGAAGATAAGGGGCTATATGTTTCTATCATCCTTTTTTATGACCTAGTAATGGTTCCATTGTTATAACTAGAGGTGACTTTATATCCAATTCCAGATATTTGTTGTCCAGAGGATATTGTGTCTCTCACGATATTTATCTTAGTATTTGACATGTCTAATTGAAGGTAAATATCTTTTAATCCAATGATATCATTAGATTCTGGATATGCTTGCATTTCAACCACACCAGATGCACGAGAAGTACCTGTTATATTGATAGTATTAATCATAATTTCTCCTTTTACATAATCTACAGTTCCTGCAGAAGGTAAAACAACAGGTGGAGCTTCATCAGAGAGTTCAGTCAATTGAACTACAGCAATATCACCTGTTTTTAAATCTGTATGGGGAAGATCTGTAAAATAAAGAATATTTCCATTACCTTCAATTGTAAATCCAGTACTTTTGATATTTTTACCCTTGGGATTAACATGGAATGCGTTACCAAAGCATAATTCATACTGAGTGGATGCATTAAAGACTGGTTTTAAGTCTCTTCTCATAATTAATTTGGTAATATTGGATGTAAATGCATTATTTGTATCATCTATGATTTTTAAAGCATCAGAATACTTAAATCTACCACCAAATGCATTTAAATTTGTTGATTTACCATAACTTGTTAAAGAATCAGTAAGTTGTGCCTTTAATCCATCTTGATCACTAAAAATATTTGAGTTATAATAAGCAGTAACATCAAGTTCAATATAAAGCATCTTAAGATCGACTATTCTTTGGTTAATTCCAGCAATAGAATAGCTTTTTAACCTATCTAAGATCTGTACTTTAGTAAAGTCAGACAAATAGGTAGAATTTCGAGGTTTTACACTTAATACAACAGTACCAAACTCAGGTGGATCCAACTCTTCACCACCAATAACAGAAACTGACTCTGCATCTGGGAATACACTCTGTATAATTCCTTCGTAATCCTTTGCTGTAACCGCCCTGTACTGCGATGAATAGACTCTAGGTGCAATATACTTAATTGACTCTATATCTTCAATATCACCGCCTCCTTTAGCGGTTTGAATGGTTGCTAGAACAGGAGTTGTAGATGCAGAAAGAGGATTTCCAGCATCATCTACTGCATCTGCACTAAATGAGAACTTTTTACCATCATTTCCTGCTTTTCCATCAGTAATAATATAGCTAACTTCAACAACATCTCCATTATCTAACTTTTTACCAAATAATCCATCTCCAAATAGCAATTCATACTTCTCATCCTTAATTTCTTGAATAAGATAGATGTTTGACTTCTCATTAATACCTGTAATATTATCAACTGCTGAATATTCAAGTCCAGAAGATGCTCCAGACTTCCTAACAAATACTCTAATTGACGCAGTATCAATAAATGAGTTATCTAATATAAATCTTTGATCTAAACTACCATTTACAGTGAAATTTTTCTTTAAAAGTGTACCCTGATATATTGTAATGTTCCTAAATTGAGCAGTTCTTGGTGGATTTACCGTAATATTGCTTGAAGCATCTACTGGACAGGGAACAGTTATGTCTTCTGGAATAGAAAATGTAAAAGAAGTGTTATTTTGAACTCCAACTGCGACTAATCCTTTCTTTAATGTAACACTATTACTGTTTCCATTGAATTTATAGTCTAAATTTACAATTGCTTCAGAAGATTTACGAGATCTAGGCACATATCCGATGTTTCTAGCTAAAGAAACCACATTTTCCCTTAAAGTTGCTGAATCCAAGAAGGATTCGTTGACAACCATGTTACTATTAAACGCTGAAATATAAGTATTGTACGCTAATATGTCAATTAAGATCGACATATTTGACCCTTCAAAGTCAAAATCAGTAAAATTACTGTTTGCTCTAAGATAAGACTTGATTTGAGCCTTGATTTGGTCGAAATCTAAGTTTGTAAACTTGGTTACTGGCATGTTTTTACCTAGTTCCTTCTAAAAGAAATGCAAAATTTTGTATTGGGAGGTCTTCACCTACAATTTTATAAGAAATTGTCATCTGAAAAGAGTTATTTAAGTCTGGTCTAGGGTCTGCTATAATTTCAGTTTCAGTAACCCTAGGTTCATACATCTCTATAATACTCTTAACCTTCCTTGCAAGCACTCCACCTGTGACTTCATCACAAAAATCAAATAATAAATCACCTACATCTGACCCTATTTCACTATAAAACCTTTCCTGAGTTCCAGTCTGGACTAAATTTCTAATAGAACGCATAATTGCCCTCTCATTTTTTAACACATTAAGATCTCCTGTAACAGGATTTGGTGTAAAATCAAGGGTAATGTCTTTATATGCTCTAGATTTAGTCGCCATTGGCGAATTAACAATAGATGTCAGGGTTATTTATACCCTATTTTCTCAATTCCAACGAGTGACTACTAATTCGATGCTATTATCGTCCATTTCCCACTCCTCTAATACCTCAAATCCATCATTTTTTATTTGATTATGAATAGTCATTCTTGCATATTGCTGTGTAATTTTCTCAACAAACCTTCTTGGAGGAATTGGGTCTTTCCAAGTTTGTAGATCAGCTACTAATTCATACTCTGTTCCGTTCCAACGGAATCCTATATCATTCCCTATAGCAACATCAACCTTTACTTTCTCATGGGTATGGTCAATAGGGTTAATTAATAAATGATCCTCCTGTACATCGTACTGAAGGATCTGTAATGCTTCGAGCAAAGCGGGTTTTTTAGTTATCTTAGTCTTTATCGTACTGAAATGTGACATTAGCAGCCTTCTGAATCGTGTACATA